ACTGGTACCAGAGCCCATAGTGGAAGAGGTGGTCCCTGAGCCTGTCATAGAAGAGCCCGTGGTTGAGGAGAAACCTAAGCCCAAGAGAACTCGTAAGGTTACAGCCAAGAGAAAGTACACCAGACGGAAAAAGACCGAAGACAAAGAGTAATATTCTCTTTATAAGGCAAGCCCCCATGTATCGTGGGGGTTTTGTTTTATCTCAACTAATTACTATGTATTAGGAGAATATATGTATGGCTCTTCCAAACCTAACACCAAGTAGCACCTCTAGTAAAGTTATTCTTCCTTCTACTGGGAGTATGATAACCACGTCAGATGGGGCAGGGAATGCCACCAACTACCCAATTGGTTTATACACGACCGGAGGGGACCTGTACGACGTTAACTTCTTGTCTGGTGCTGTTGACCAAGTGTCTTATGTCTATAAGAAGCTTGGCGGTGATGTATTAGATATAGAGCTTACGCCCTCTAATGTCTATTCTGCTTATGAAGAGTCTGTTTTAGAATATTCGTATCAGATCAATCTGCATCAATCTAAAAACATGCTTTCCAATGTACTTGGGAATGCAACAGCTTCGTTCGACCACGAAGGGCAGATGACCGCCGGGGATGCTTCTGGTTCCGGCCCTGGTCCAAATCTTAAATACCCAAAGTTCCAGTTCACATATGCCAGAAGGGTTGGAGAGGGTGTTGCCGAGGAAGCAGGGTTCGGTGGAAATCTAACCGAATACTCAGCTTCTTTCTCCTCGTCCACTGCCCAGTCTACTTATGACTTGCAGGACATTATATACAGCGCATCCCTAAACAACGAAGACAACGGAACAGGAAACCCAGTCCCCTTCAGTGGTCTTGTAGGGAACAACAAGGTCAAAATAACAAGAGTCTTCTACAAAACTCCACAAGCAATGTGGCGCTTCTTCGGCTATTACGGTGGCATCAATGTTATTGGTAATATGATGACATATGGTCAGTTTGCAGATGACTCAACCTTTGAGATTATTCCTGCGTGGCAGAATAAGATGCAGGCTATGGCATACGAAGACCACATCTATACCCGCATATCTCATTATTCTTACGAGCTACACAACAACCATTTAACTCTTTATCCGACTCCTGATGGCCGATTTACGGATAACTATTGGGTTAAGTTTACTATTGAGAGAAACGCTTGGGAAGACGACCCAGACGGGATTAGGGAGTCGGGTGTTGACGGAATAAACAATATAAACTCTCTCCCATTTGACAATATCGCCTACTCTAGTATCAATGCTATTGGCAAACATTGGATCCGTAGATATGCTTTGGCGGTCAGTAAAGAGATGTTAGGGCAGATTAGAGGCAAGTTTGGGGGGTCCATCCCCATCCCAGGTGACAATATTACTCTGAATTCTTCTGACCTCTTATCGCAGGCTAAGGACGAGAAGACAACATTAGTCGAGGAACTTAAGAAGATTCTTGAAGAAACAACATACCTACAGTTGATGAAAGACGATGCTGAACTTCTGGAAGCAACAGGAAAGATTTTGGAGGAGACACCATCTCCTATCTTCGTGGGGTAACATAAATGGCAAACGAATGGTCACAACCCGATGCTCCTCCTTCTCCGCTCTTTGCAGGGAAGAAAGAAAGAGATCTGGTTAAGCAGGTCAATGACGAACTTATTGAAAGAGTCGTTGGGCAAACTATTGCTTATTACCCCATAGACCTAGAGAGAACCTATTTTCATGATCTTTATGGAGAAGCGATACAAAAGACCTTTCTACCGCCAGTTGCGGTTAAGGCTTTAGTTGAATACGAAGGGCTCAAAACGGAATACACAAAAAACGTTGGTCTCGACAAGACACAGGGATTGACTATACATTTTCACAAGAGAAGGCTCACAGAAGACCAAGACCTGTTTGTGCGAGAGGGTGATTTTGTCTTATATGGTGATTCTTTCTATGAAATTGTCACTCTATCTGAACCAAAACTTATATATGGACAGATAGATCATAAATTAGAAATATCTGCTAAGTGCATAAGAGCACGGGAGGGACTGTTCGATGGCACCTGATAGAAAATATACCAGAATACCAGGTGCAAATAGAAACTTGAAAGAAGTCTCTTTCATGCCTTCTACAGTTGAGACAATTGACCGGGCCTTTCTTGACTTTATCGACAATAAGTTGGATATTTTCTCTACAACTAACAAGGGATGGGAAAAGGTACCTGTTTTATGGGTCTCAGCCGAGCGAGCGTTCCAGATCAAGCGTGACAAAGGCCTTAGAGACTCTAAGGGTATCCTCAAGCTGCCTTTAATCACGATTGAGCGTAAGGGTATGAAGAAGGACCCTAGTATGAAAGGAGTAGCATGGGCACATATACCTGAGGTTAACGATAATAAGGGTGGTGCCCTCACGGTTGCGAGGAGAATCAAACAAGACAAGACAGCTAATTTTCTAAATGCGGATACCTATAGGAAAGAGGGTTCAATGAGCGCCGCAGACGTTGGAGAGGGGCAGCTAAACTTTCCAAATACGGCCACGAGCAAGGTTGTTTATGAAACGGTCACTATGCCTATGCCTACCTATGTCGTTGTGGACTATGATGTGGTAATTAGAACTGAATATCAACAGCAAATAAACGATATCATCACTCCCTTTATCACAAAGACGGGTCAAATTAATAATTTTGTGATGAGGCAGGAAGGCCATATGTTTGAGGGGTTCATACAGGGAGATTTTAACCAACAAAGTAACGTCGCCCAACTCAACGAAGAGGAGAGGATGTATGAGACTCCTATAAAGATAAAAGTTCTGGGTTATCTAGTTGGAGAGGGGCCAAACAGAGAAAGGCCAAAGTTAACGTTTAGAGAAAACGCAGTCGAGGTCAAAATCCCCCGAGAACAAGTCATTTTTGGTGACATTCCGGAGTTCGATTCCACCAGGACCATCGACCTGTTTTATAAAGAGTAAATTGTGCTTTGCGTTTTTAAAATACTATTTATTAGGTGAAGACATCTAATTAGGAGAATTGACCCTATGGCTGAAAGAAAGTTTAGATTTGTGTCCCCCGGCATTTTCATTAATGAGATCGACAACTCACAGTTGCCGAATGACTTGCCCGACGTTGGGCCTATTATTGTTGGACGTGCGGAACGTGGACCTGCTATGAGGCCCGTCAGAGTTAGTTCTCCTTCAGAATTCGTGGAATATTTTGGTAATCCTCTGCCTGGTGGCAGGGGTGACGACGTTTGGCGTGATGGAAACTACGTTGGTCCCACATACGGAGCCTATGCAGCCATGGCTTACCTTAGAGCGGGAGTTGGGCCTGTCAACTATGTCCGATTGTTAGGGACACAACACGTAGAAGCTACCACAGCAGGCTATGCTGGTTGGGATACGACCTTGGCTCCCAGTGCTACTTACGGTAGTGAAGGTGGGGCTTATGGTCTGTTCTTATTTAACTCCGGTTCGGGGGTCACATATGATAAAGATGTTGGCAATGGTAGGTTGGCAGCTGTTTTTTATACTAACGGCGCTAGTTTTACACTAAGCGGAAGCAGAGCAACGGTTGCTGCTCCCGATGACCAGGGATCACTTCAATTTATTGAATCTTCTGGGGCTGGTATTGAATTTACCGGTGTTGTAACCGGTAGTAATCTCACGGAATATAAGACTAACTTTAACTTTGATCGAAATTCATCCAAGTACATCAGAAAAGTATTTAATACAAATCCACAACTTCAGGGTGGTGATGGGCCCCATACTGACACGGGCAATATCCCTAATCTGGGGAGCAAGTATTGGCTTGGTGAGACATTTGAAAGGTTTGCCACTACCTCTACTACTGGTGACCCTGATAAATTTATCACAAGCACTACAGCTGGAGATGTTTACGGTATCGTGGTTCCTCTAGCAACGGGAACTGGTCTTGCTGCGAACTATGGATACAGGAGACGAGGTTTCGGCGACCCAGAGACCGGGTGGGTCTTTTCGCAGAACACTTCAACTACTTACGGAAGTTTTGACGCACAGTCAAGTACTCAAAAATTATTTAAGATTAAGGCACTTAATCACGCCGAGTGGGCCTCCAAAAGCCTAAAGATCTCTATTTCAGACATTAAGGCATCAGTCAACGACTTGGATTCCTATGGTACCTTTACGGTCCTTGTTAGGAGAGCAAGCGATAGTGATAACGTGCCCGAAATTGTCGAGCAGTACACAGGCTGTAACCTCAATCCTGCCTCAGAGAATTATATTGCCAAAAAGATAGGTGACAGGTACATGAGTTGGAGCACAACCCAGAAGCGCCTGCGCCTGTATGGCGAATTCAGCAACATGTCAAAATATATTTATATTGAGATGGGGTCTGAAGTCGCAGACGGCACAGCAGATGCCTCTTTGCTTCCGTTCGGCTTCTACGGCCCAATTAAGCCGAAAGATTTTACTGTCTTTTCGGGCAGTACGGCCACCTTTGCA